CGGGGCAGTCGTGTTGACCGGGGCCTCCTCTGCGGGTGCAGCCTCCTCCGTAGTCTGCGCCTGCACCTCCGGTTCGATGTACTCAATGCCGGTGGGCTGCGCATAAGAGCCCTGCCCGTCAGCCGTGAGATAGGAATACTCCTTGACGGCCTCCATGCCCTCCGGCAGGTCATTCTCCGGGAGCGGGCTTGCCGTAGGCTCTGGGAGTGCAGCAGCCGCGAACGGCGTTGCAGGAGCGTCCGTGGGCAGTTCGGGCTCCGGGGTGGTCGTCGGTACTTCTACCGTCGCCGCGGGCTCCTCCGGCGCGGGATTCACCTCGGCCTCCTGCACAGGGAACGTATCAGCCGGAGCCGGTACGGGCACCTCGGCCCTGTTGTCTGCAGGAGCGGCTACAGGGCTTTCCTGCTGCGCGTCGCTGGCGGCCGGGGTAGGAGCAATGGCCTTGGCCGTGACAGGCTCCTCGGCAACAATGCTCTCAGGAGAGGATTTAGAGCCCTCCTGTGCCACTTCCTGCTCAACAGGGTAATTTGCTTCTACCGGCTCTACGGCGGCCTCTGCGGGCAGAATTGCCGCCTCCGGCGCGGTCTGCGCTTCAACAGGTGCGGGAGGTTCCGCAATCTGCTGCACAACAGGCTCCGGCTCAACGGTAGAGGCGGGCTCTCGGGCGGCCAGCGGCAAGGCCGTCGGCTCCGTGGGAGCTGCCTCTGTGGGCTGTTCCTGCGGCAGTTCAATGACCGGAGCCTGTTCCGGTGGCAGCTCCGGCAGGGGTTGCACGGGCTCTGCCTCCTCGGTCGGCATAAGCTCTGCGCCGTTCGTCGCGGTGCTTGGCTCCTGTTCCTTGAGCTCCTGCATGGCAGGCTGCTCAATCTCCGGCAGCTCCGGCTCCGGCGCGGTGTCGTCCGGGGCGTTCGTGGCGTTTTCCGCGCTGTTCACGGCTGCGAGGATTCTTTCGGTCTCCTGCGCGGGGAACACCTCGGACCCACGCGCGCCGATGATAAGCTCGGGGCCCTCCTCACCGGCGATGTAGACGTCCTCCTGTGCGGACAGAGTGCCGTTCGCGTGACCGGCAACTGTCGTGGTGGTCGGCGTCGTTGTCGGCGCAGTTTTCAGGTGGGAGGCGGCTGCGCTCGCAACGGCCTCCGCTGCGCTCCCGGCCTCGCCGGTCATGGAGCGGATTGCATCACAGTAGGCCTTGATGGTATCCTGTGCCGCTTTCCGGGCCTTGTCGGTCATCTCCATGTTTTCGACCGTCTTGGACATCCGGGTCTCGATTTCGCCCATCTTCTCGTCGAAGTCGGTTTCCATCTTGGCGACGTTGTCCGCGAAGGTGTCCTTTGCCTTTTCGGTCTCCTCAAACTTGGAGTTAAACTCGGTGACGAACTTGGAGGCTGCTGCGGGCATACCCTCGGTGCTGCCTCCCAGTTTCTCGATGTTCTGGATAATGGCGTTGATGTAGCCCGCGCTTTCCTCGCTGCCGTCACTCAACGACTTAATCAGGCCGTCATCGAGGCCGTATTCTGCGGCCTTTTTGAGGTTTTCAGAGTAGAGGTTGAGGTAGTCTGTCTGGCTCTGCATGGCCTTTTCCATGTCGCTGATGGACAGCTCAGACGAGGTTTTCATCGTGTCAAACAGACCGATTTGCCCCTCGATGCTCGTCCGGGCCGATTCATACGCCTTGTCATAGGCCGCCGTGAGGTTATCGAGCTCTGTCTGTGCCGTGCTGACGGCCGCGCTGACGGCCTCCTCATAGCTGACGGTCTGGTTCTGCGAATCCTCGACTGCCTGCGCGACGCCGCGCCACTCGCCCTCAATGTCGGAGAGGGTCTGCTGGTTCTCGTCGTAGGCAGATTGCAGCTCCTCGAGGGATTTCTTGTACTCGTCGATGTCAGAAGTCCACGCCACCCACGGACTGTCCTCCATCCAAAAGCCGCTGCCGCTGACCCAGTCGCCGGTGACGTCGTCCTGCCTCATGCCACGCCGCTGACGCTCCGCGTCGAGGTTGGCCTCCGCCTCCGCGATTTGCTGTTCGAGGCTGCTCTGCTCTTTCAGCAGGTCAACATAGGTCTGCTGCTGCTCGGCCTTATACTCCGAATCAGCCTGCGCTTTTGCGGCTTTCTTGATAGCCTCGACGGTCGCGTCCACGCTCTCAGTCACGCCGTCGTAGGTCAGGCCGAGACCCGGGACGTCGGCGTTGAGCTGGTCGATGATGGCTTTCATCTCCGTGTAGCTCGCGGTGGTCTGCGTGTTCTGCGAGGCCAGCTCCCCGAGCCGCTGGGTCAGAGCCAGCGTGCCGAGCTCTTGGTCCTTGATGCTCGAGGTGGAGCTGTTGTAGGTGTCCATGACCTTGTTGTGGCTCTCGACGAGGCCGTCGCACTCCGCCACAAACTCCTTGACGGTCTGACGGTTGGCTTCAAACTCGTCGTTGAGCTGGTCGAGCTGGTAACGCAGGCTGTTGGCCGCGTCGGAGTTCTCGCCGTACTGCTCACAGGCTGCATTGTACTGGTCGTTCAGCCTCTGCAGCTCGTCGTACTGGTCACGGCAGGTGGCCGTCATGCCCTCGTACTCGTCGCTCTGCGTAATCAGCACTCCGGTCAGGGTAACGGCCGCTGCTGTAACAGCAACGATGCCTGCTGCCGCGAGGACGTAAGGGTTAGCCGCCAGCGTCGCGGTGAATGCCTCCGTCACGAACTTCGCAGCCGTGGTTGCGAGGTTGTAGGCGGCCAGCGCGCCCGTGAATCCGCCCACACCGACCGCAATGGCAGAAATGGCCGCCACGACGGCCGGGTGCTCGTCCACAAAATCACTCATGCCCGCAAATACGTTGGTGAATCCTTCGTATACCTGCGTGAGCGCGGGGTTGAGCACATCGCCGACAGAGATTTTCAGGTTGTTGAACGCATTCTCCATCCGCTGCTTGCTCTTGTCGGTCGTGTCCGCCATCGTGGAGTATGCCTTTTCGGTTGCTCCTGCGCTGGTACGCATGGATTCGAGCACACTGTTGTACTTGTCTGCTCCTGCGTTGAACAGGGACAGTGCGCCGATACCGGCCTCCGTGGAGTTCCACAGGGCGTTGAACGCTGTGCTGTCTCCATCTACCGCGTTACCCAGCATAGCCATAACATCGCCGAGCGAGTAGCCCTGCTCCATGAGCTGCGCAAAGGTCTTGCCGGTGGAGTTCAGCAGGACCTCAGAAACGCCGCTGCCGGTGTCGCCGAGCTCATTCAGCATCGACTTGAGATAGGTGCCGGATTCTGCTGTAGCGATACCGTTGGCGGTTAGGACAGCGTAAGCCGAGCTAAGATTGTCCATCTGGACGTTGTACGCAGACGCCAGAGGAATGACCTTGCCGACGCTCTGCGCCAGTTGGTCCACGCTCGTTTTGCCGAGGTTCTGGGTGGTGATAAGGTAGTCGGAAAGCTGCGTTGCATCCGACGCCGCGAGGCCGTAGGCATTGATGGCCGTTGTCAGAACGTCAACAGCCGTGGTCGCCGACGTAAAGCCGCCGACGGCCAGCTTGGTCGCGGTTCCCGCAAAGGCCGCAGCGTCCGCCGTGTTGATGCTGGCTGAAATGGCCTGATAGGTCGCCTCCGCCATGTCGCTGGCCGCCTCGCCGGTCTCGTTGGAGTAACTGCGAACCTCTTTCGAGATGCTGCTCAAGGATTTCTGGCTCGTATCCGCGATGGTAGTAACCATTGCAGTGGAGGTCTCGAACTGTGCGGCCGCTTCGGAGCAGTCAAAAAAGCCGTTCTTAATCTCGTTCAGAGTGGCGGCTATTCCGGCCGACGCAAGGACGCCCTGCAGCTCCTTGATTCCGTCGCGGCTCTTTTTGCTCGATTCCTCGCTCTGCTTTCCAGTTTCCTCGGACTTATCGCCGAACTTCTCGACCTCATCCGAGGCTTTACGGGCTGCCTCCGCTGCCTCGTCGAGGTTCTTCTCGGTCTCGGTCGTTTTCTCGGACAGGACGCCGGTAGAATTTGCCGCCTGCCCGGTGGCTTTTTCGTAGTCCCCGATGGCCGAGGACAGGTCATCGACGGAATCAGCAGCAGCGTCGGTACTCTTTGCGGTCTGCGCGGCCGTGCGGGAGACTTTGCTCAACGCTCCGTCTGCCGCCGTGCCAGTGTTCTCAAACGCCTCAAGAGCCCGTTCGCCGCTCTGCGTCATCTCGTTGAACTTGGAGGAGATTTCGTCGATGGCCTTGAATACAACTTTCAGTGTTGCCATGTCGGTCCTCCTATCGCCTTATAGGGACGAGCTTCATGGTATCCCTTCTGCACGGGCGCGCGCTTTCCTCCTCCTCGGAGGCGATGTAAAAGAGCTTCTGTCTCCGGCTCATTCGGTCGAACTCCTCCGGTCGGAGACCGTGCCGCTGCCAAAGTACATGGGCCCAGTACGTCTCGCTGCCCGCGCTGCGAATCAGTTTTTTGCGTCGTCGATTTCCTTTTCATCGGCCTGCTTCTGCTCCTCCTCGGAGAGCTGGCCGCCGATGCCCAGCAGAGCCATGACAACGCGGGTGACATGAGCAAACTCGTCGGCGCGGGAGAAAACCTTTTCCGGCATCTGGGTGATGTCCACGCAGTTGTAGTACTTCATCAGCTCCGGGTCGTCCAGCTTGGGGTACTGCAGGGCCTCAACGAGGATGTGACGGGTGGCCTTTGCATTGTCGCGCTCGTCGCGGAAAACCACGTTGCCGCCGTTGATGTAGGGATTGCCTTTCTTGTCAAGAGCGACAGTGTGGGTGTGGTATGCTTCGTTGATTGCGCGGATGCGCTCAGAGGACAGTACCTTGACCTCGAGCTGGATGACCTTGCCGTTCTCGTCCTTAAAGCTCTCCGGGGCCGGTACGGTGACGACCCTCTCC